CTAACTATCACCTGACTTTCTCCAAAGCAGATGGTAATGACATGGATGTTCGTATCGCACTATCAAATGGCATGAATGTTGCAGCTGTATTCCACAAAGTGCCAGAAACATATCTTGGTCGTCCAGTTATCAATGGTGACGAGACGGATCTTCGTTTCTTAGATCCAAAGGGTGTTATCGTTGGCTTAAAGGCTAAGGGTAAAGCAAAGAAAGACACAACTGGCTTCGTGGTGTAACTATGACATTAAACGATCTCGCTTCTAAAGAAGTAATCTTTCGCACGAATAAAACAGTCGTTGCAACTAAAGCACTAATCTCTATGGTTGAACATAAACCAATCAGAGATTTTTTAAAGAAAAGTGTTGGGTTGCCAGTAGATAAGATTGCAGAATTTGTTGGTGCGTATTTACTTGGACACCAATTGGTTGATGCTAATGGATATGATACGCAGAAGGGAAACAAAAAGGTAGAGATCAAATGGTCATTTTTGAATCGATCTCTAAATGGTGGTGGAAACCCAAACTATCAAGCCAATATTGCTAATCTTTTAACCAAGTCTTGCGACCTTATGGTTTTTGTTTGCGATGATCATTTACCACCATCTCATAAAGACCACATCCGTATATTTTTATTTCCTGCAAAAGTATGGAAACACTATTGGAAAGGTGATAAAGGAACTATGGCTTTTGGATCAAACCAAAAGAAATGGTATAAAGAATATCGTATAGAATTGTCTTGACATTTATTCAATATTAAGGTATAATAGATCTTATGCAAATGCTACATACATCACTTGGAAAGTCTAAGAAGAAGAAACCGACTGCAAAGCAACGAGAGTTGCAGTCGTCATGGGAAGCCATGTTAAAGAAGTATGCCACAAAGACGATTGTTCCTAAAAAGCAATCACTCAGTGAATCATACTCACTTGGAAAACCTGCTTGTCGTGAGACACCTAAGATTCCAAGTCTTCCATTTACTGGAGCACCTTGTTACAAAAAACCAAACCCTGTTTATACTGGTACTGCAATAAAGGGTATTGGCACGATGCACAAATCAAATGCAGTGCCTGTTTTTAGTGACGATGAAGCAAAAGACATTGCTTCTATGAGGAGATAATATGGATTACGATGACCCACCAAAAAAGTATAGTAGCATAACATATACTGTAAACTATGATAAACTGTTCTTTGAACCATACATTCAATGGACTCCAGAAAATGTTTCTTATTCAGATAAGATTAAAGAACTTAAAGTTATGCAAGATCAGATCGAAGATTTAATCGAACTGGCAGTAGAAAAATCTGAATGTAAAGATGCAAAAGAAGTTATTGAATATATTAGGGGATTGAAATGAGTGAGTTTTGTGTTAAGTGTGCTGAGAAAGAAACTGAGATAGAACTTCTTCGTAAACGACATTATGATGAAATGCAATGTATGAAAGCAAAGATTGAAAAGCTGCAGAATGAAAATGATGCACTAATCATGGATGTTGCATTCTATGGTGGTAACATGATTAACTTGTCTTGCAATAACAAATAAGGTATAATATGACTATGACTGAAAAATTGCATGACTTGACTGTGCAAAAAATGAAATTAGATAAATTCTTCTCTATGTTCCTTGAGAAATTTGAACGACAGATGGATCCTGACAGAACAGATACACCAGTCTGGAAATTATATAAAAATAAACTCAAAGAATATGAAAAAGTAGACCATGAAATTAAAGCAACTAGATATTGGATCAATAAGGAACGAAATGTTTAAGACTGCAAACGAATTTTCTCTACATATAGAGCAAATGGTTCGTGATACTAAACTGAGTTATATGGATGCTGTTCTTGAGTATTGTAAAGAGAATTATCTCGAACCAGAAGATGTGGCAAAGTTAATTAACAAGTCACTCAAAGATAAAATTGAAATGAATTTTCGTGAATTGAACTACTTACCAAAGCAAGCACAACTGGATGTGTAATGGATGGATTTAAGGCATATCGTTATTACCTAGCAATTAAACTCCACTTCACCACAGACAGATTTAATGTCTTTCAGAACAGAGGTAGTGTTCGTGGGACTCGTGAAGCATTTAATGCTCGTAACGACAGATACATATTTGAGAAGTTAGCGTCAAAGCGACAAGATGATAAAGAAATCATCCAGTTCTTTGTATCCAACTTTGCGTATGGTAACGACCAAGCCATTTATGCTGGTCAAGAAGCAGAAGATAATTATTTACAATGGCAAAAACGAAAACAGTCTATGACTAAGATTTTCGTTGATGATTTAGCAACACTAATAACACATATTGAATTAAACAAGTTGAAACCAACTGCAATATTTCAATTTACAGAAAACGAATATCCTGTAGCACTAAAATTATTTGTTGGAGGTAAAATTGCGATAGAAACTCTAAATATTATAGACGACATGACTGGAATGCTTGATGATTGGATAACTCATCCATCTGTAAGATACATATGGGAAGATGAGATGCGAAGAATTAAAAAGTTGACTGGGTTCGTGAAATACGATAAAATTAAGATAGGTAAAATCTTCCAGCATTTTAAAGAAGAAATTGCAGAGTGAGTAACATGGGTAAGACATATAATAAACCAAAGCAAGATGACGAATTTTCTGGAAAGCGTTCTGGAAAGTCCACTGGTAAAAAAGGTGGTGGTATGAAAACGCTAAATAGTTATGTTGAAGAAGAATATGATGATCCATTTGTCGATGAGGTAGATGGAATAACTGATGAAATCTTTATTCAACATATAAAACAAGACGATACAAATTAATACATTTAATACAAAGGAAATACGATGGACATTCAAGCACTACGCAAAATGCGCAACTCAGACTTTGGAGCAATTAGCTCTGCATTCGAAAAAGTCGCAAATCCCCAATCCGAACAAAAGTCTTTTACAGACGATCGCTTCTGGCGACTCGAAGGTGACAAGGCTGGTAACGGAACAGCAACACTCCGATTCCTACCACGTGTAGAAGGTGATGAACTCCCATGGGTTCGTATCTTTTCTCATGGCTTCCAAGGTCCAACTGGAAAGTGGTATATCGAAAACTCCCTAACAACTCTTGGTGAAAATGATCCAGTCGGTGAATTGAATACCACTCTTTGGAACTCTGGTTCTGAAGCGAACAAAGAGATTGCACGTAAACAAAAGCGTCGCCTAAGTTTTACAGCCAATGTTTTGGTTGTATCAGATCCTAAGCATCCTGAGAATGAAGGTAAAGTATTCTTGTGGAAGTTTGGTAAGAAAATCTTTGATAAGATTATGGACAAGGCTCGTCCAACTTTCGAAGATGAGAAACCAGTCAACGTGTTTGACTTCTGGGAAGGTGCAAACTTCAAACTCCGTATGCGTAAGAAAGATGGTTACGCAAACTATGATGAGTCTGCATTCATGGAGCCAGCACCAATCGGTACTGACGATGAAATCGTTAAGTATGCTTCTGCTCAGCACAAGTTGTCTGAGTTTACAGATCGTAAGAACTTCAAGTCTTATGATGAGTTGAAGAAGAAACTCAATGAGGTTTTATCTGGTGATTCTTTTGCTAGCAAGTCTGCTGCACAGATCGCTGAAGATGAAGATCGTCCTGTAGCACAAGCACCAAAGATTGCTTCTAAACCTGCGCCATCACCAAAGGCAATGGAAGAAGACGATGATGATGTTATGTCTTATTTTGAGAAGATTGCTAAAGAAGATTAATCTTTAGAATAGTAAAAAGAAAGGGATCGTAAAGATCCCTTTTTTGTTTTATGCAGCAGATAATCGTCTGCCGTATGCAGCGTTACTTGATTCATTGTTTCGAACATTTGGTTTAATAACATTGGTAGTTCTACTCATGTTATTGACTGGAGCATTAACGATATTAGTTTTATTACCACCACCGCCACTTGCTGCAGCATTAGCATCAGCATTGGCTCTTGAACCACCCTCAACTGCACCAGCTGGTCTCAATGAAGCACCCATTGCAGCAATTTTCTCGATAGGGAGTGCAGCAATTGCTTTAATCTTTTCTGGATCAACTTGAGAGAACATTCCCAAACCACGAGCAATATTAACTACACCAGTACCTGCTTGGTTAATTAAGTCACCCTTTTCACCAAGCATCATAATTTGTTCAACTGGAGATTTTTGACCAGTTGCTGCATGTAAGAAACCAGACACCAAATTAGTGACACCAGCAACTGCTGTTCCTACTCCAAGTGCAGCCATACCAGCACCAATAGATGCTAAACCAGCACCAACTAATAGAAGATTTGATCCATCGAGTTTGCCGATTTTCTCAAGACCATCAGTCATTTCAGAGAAACCTTTGCCTACTGCCTGCATTGCTTCACCAATAACTAATAGTGCTGCACCCATAACCAACAGTGAAGCACCACCAAGTGCAATTAATGGTGCAGCCATACCAGCCACAGCACCAATAACTCCAAGACCAGCAATGGCGACCATACCTTTACCGATTGTTTCCCAATCTAAATCAGAGAATGTTCCAAGTGCTTCACCAATACCCCATGTT